CACCGCTACCAGCTGCAAAAGTTAGCAGCCCTGCACCAGTGTTAATAAAAGTAATTGCGCTGCCTACCTCTGCAGCTGTCAAAGTGCTATCAGGTGCGATAGTTACCGTCTTAGTACCTGCGTTACTGGTCTGAATTAGCACCTGATAAAGGTCGTCATTGTCTACCGTATAGGTAGCACCTGACTCCGTAGTAACTGTAAAGGCCACCAGGCCGTTAAACATAGCTGCACTAAGTACGTCGCCGGTAGTAGCCGGAAAACCTGTCGCCATTATTTACCTCTTTCGCTGTTAGTAGGATAATACATTTATGCCTAATTGTCCGTAATTGACGTTGCCAATAATAAAAGATTCTATAATTGGCTCTAACGTAACAAAAGTAGTTGACCAGCGCGTAGGGGTTATATTGTAACTTACGCCGAATATCTGCAGGGTTTTATTTAGGGTGCTAGTGCCTACGCTATTTGGCTGTGTTGACTTAACCGTAATAGTGTCAAAAAAATCAAGCTCTAAAGCGGCTGCTACTCCTGCGTCATAACCGACGGTATTTAGGTCTAGCAAGGTTACGCTGTCGCACCTTACGGTCGTTTCTTGCCTAGAGGCTACGTAGGCCTTAGCGTAGTTAAGGGCCTCAGCTGTAGTCTGCATTAGTAAATCAGTTTTGTTATAGCTGTGTAAAAAATACTTGTCTATAGAGTCCTGGTTAGTAGCAGTTTGAGTAGCTAACCCTGTAGCCGTTATTGAGGCTTTGTTATATACCAGGCTATCGTCTAGCACCCAACGCACGTTCTGGTACTGGATACCTGAGCCGTCGTCAGCAAACACCGTAGCAGTACCGCCGATAGAGCTAGAGGTTAACGCTCGATCTTGAAAAGTTACGTTACCGCTAGCGTCAATATATACCGCCCCGTACTCGCTGGTTTCTACGGTTTGCAAGGCGTTAAGTGCAGTCCTGGTAGTGCCAGGGTCAGCCTGTAGCGTCGTCTGCCCCGCGTCTATATCGCGCATAGAGTTAGGCCAGGCGATCTGGTCTAAAATCTTAGTAACTCTAGCCCCTGATAATTGTCCAGCTGTAGCACCAGTAACAGTTGATACGGTCCCCATATTAAGCAATCTAAAGCCGTCTGAGGCCGTTAGCGTCGTATAGGACACCTCACCTACTACCTGAGCCTGAGTAAAGTTATAGCCTGTTATATAGCCTGCAAACAGCGGATAGACCAGCCCCGTATTATTGTCAGTTGCAGTTATTGTAACTTTACGTAAAGGCAGCAAAAGCCCTGCGTATGGGCTGCTTGAGTTTTCTGGGTTAAAGTCGCCGTTAATATCTGCAATACGTATAGAGGCCGTACCGGCCTGGAATTGGTCCGCGTTAGCATTACGGCCGCGCTGGATACTTACAGCCTGGACTTGGTTAGATACGTCAGCTGTAACCGTTGCACTATCGCTAAGTACGTTAACGCCTAATACACCAGAGCCAATAATCATAGCCTGACCAAAAGAAGCACCAGAGCTAAAGTTAACTATGCAGTTAATCGTTGGGGCTGCCATTAGCTACCAGCTGAGGTAAGGCTATTACCGGCCCTATTTAATTGTTGTATCGCGGTTTGTACTACGCGCTCAAAATCGTCAACATTACCGATAAAGCCTGAGCCTGTAGGGTTTACGTTTACTGTAACGCTACTAGGGCCTGCAGACGATCTGCTGCCCTCCATATTAAACTCATCTATTAAATCTCTATTGCCGCCAATGCCAGATAAATTAGACATATCTACAGGCAGGTTAGTACTACCTACGCTCGCGTTTACGTTTGTACCTCCACCGCCAGTAGGTAAACCTAAGTGCCCCAAAAATGGTGCATTAGTTCCCAGCCCGCTTACTAACCCTTGAATAGCAGCTATGCGAGTGCGAGCGTCTGCAATTATCTCAGCGTTAGATTTTTTGCTTTCCTCTACTACTAATTTCATCCTAGCTATTTCGTCAAAAGTAGCGTCGCGTTTAGCATTTTCTAAATCGTCTAAGGCTTTAATATCGTCGTTCTTGTCCTCAGTCTTTAGAGCTTGCAGGGCCTTTACCCTGGCCTCGTCCTCTTTAGATAGTTTGTATTGCAAGGCAGCTGCTAGCTGTATAGAGTCCATATCAAACATACGCGATAACTTTTCATTAGCGGCCTGTTGTTTAGTAATAGTAACTATTTTGCTACGGTCGGCTATCTCTTTTTTACGCGCTTTAGCAGCCTTAGCGGCTGCCTGTTCTGCAGCTCTAGGGCTTTGGCGGTTAGTAGGTGTAAGTTCTTTAGCTACTGTTGATCTACCTAGTAAGCCTAAAGCGGTTAAAGGCGATAGCAAAGGCGTTAAAATAAATAAATCTATTGCCTTGCCTATTTTACTGTTACTAATTTTATCGGCTAAAACTGAGATACCAGTAATAACAAATCCTGTTTCAGCAGCTAATCTGGCCATAGATTCAGCCGCGCTGTCTATTCCTTTTTCGTCGCCTAATCTCGTAACGCCGTCAATTAAAGCAAAGCCGATAGTTTCGGTAGCTTCTTTAGCGGCTATCTGTAATTTAGCCATAGAGCCTGCGTAAGTATCTACTGCAGCTTTAGCACTGCCGGCAAACAGTTTAGTTAATCGTTCCTGTATCTGTTCAAAGCTAAGGGTTTTTAATTCTGCTTTAGTAAGTCCTACACCTAAACGGCCGAGGGCTGTAGTGTTGCCCAGGTAGGCACGATTCAGGCTCATTGTAACGGCCTCTACTGACTTACCATTAGCCGCGCTTATGTCAAGGCTAAGTGCCAGTAATTGTTGGGCTTTACCTAAATCATTAGTAGCTCTAATTAGTTGGCTAAAGGCTGGCCGTAATTGGTCCTCTGATACGCCTGTAGCTCTTTGTAGACTGTCAATATAAGCATTAACTCCAGTAGCGGCAAACGCTAAACCTAGATTTTTAAGCTGGTTATTTAGGACTGCTACCGCTTTAGATTCCTCTAGGGCTGCGGTAACTGCCTTTTTAGTAAATACGGTTACTGCCGTAGTAGCAGCTGCAAAAGATAACTTAGAGGTGAGCCCCATATTTTTAAAAGATTTAGTAAGGCTGCCTAAACCTTTTACGGCTTGTTTAGTTCCTTTGTCGTTATAGCTGACAATTATGGGGACTTTGATAACCATTATTTAGCCAGCTTTCGATTTACTGCAGCTTGGGCTTTGTCAATAGCTGCCATAGACATGGCGATAATTTCTGTCCTGTTATCCTCTACCGCTTTGTAAGCAATACGCCCCTGCTTACCTCTTACGATAATGCCGGACTGTCTAGCTATAAGTTTGTTAAAATTAGCACCCTGTTTGCTATTGCCGTTAGGGTTTTTGCGCCCTGCAGTTTCGTAGATTGAGCCGGCTGCGTCTGAGTTGATAAGTAGGTAAGCCTTACTGGTCCAGTTACCGCGCCTGCGTGCTCTGTCTATTTTAGTTTTTAGTCCCATTTTTACAGCTTTAGGCGTAAAGGTACGATCTGCCCAGCGTCCTTCTTTAACAGGTCTAGCCCAGCCGCTTAAAGGTGATACAGCTGGTGCTAATTGTCTAGCGTCTGTTTGGGCTATTTTTAAAGCCTGGTAAATTGTTTTATTCATCTCTTTTAAGGCTGCAGGGTCAAATTGGCGTAAAGCTCTAACCGTTTCATCTAAGCCTACGATTTTTGCTGTAGCCACGCTTTGCCGCCTCGTTTCTATCTTTTAGTACTTTGTAGACTGCCGCTAACATTTCCGGCGACATCTCTACAAACTCTTTAGGTGCTATGCCAGTTTCAACCGCTAAAGCTGCGATCTGGTAGGTGAGTAGTTGCCTATCACCTAACCAGCTAAAGGGTCGCTATCTAGCACCTCTACTGCCTTTAGGGTGTTAAGAAAAGCCTCACCAAATAAAGCTACAGTCTGCCCGCTGCGTTTAATCGCTAGCCAACATAAATAGTAAACGTCGGTTTGCTTTTCCTGTTCCCTAAAACATTTATTTATGCCCATTTTTGCGTAAGCTTCAAACTCTACTTCGATAGCCGGCGTAATGTCGTATTCCTCAACTACGCCGGTATCTCTGGTAATTTTTAGCCTTGCCATTTTCTAGCCCTCGTTTCTTATTAGCTTACTGCTGGGAATGGTGCTGTTTGTGCTGTGATATCAAAAGTAAAGTCTAGCTGTGCGACTTCACCATTAGCACCGTTAATAGGTGTATAACCGTTTACAAAGCAAGAGCCTTTGTAGACTGGGTTAGTAGAACTAGCTGTAGAGCCGCTTGCGCCAATTTCAAACGCTGCAGACGTGCCGCTGAGGCTGTCTAGTACTGCACGTGTTGAACCTGCCCCGATAGCTGCCTGGTCAATATAAAGGCTGCCGCTAAGGGTTGAGGCTTGCAAGCCTTTTAGGTATTTGTGTGCTGCGTCGCCCATAGCTGTAATTTCTAGCTGATCGTAGTTTACGTTAATGCTAGCTGAGATAACTACGCTTGACATATCATAAGTACCTAGTTTTAGGTAAGTATTATTTGTAAAATAAATTGCCATTATTCCTGCACTTCCTTTACTTTAGTAGGGGTTGGGCTTACTGAGGATTCCTCTAAAGCGCCAATTTTTAGCAAGTGTGGTAAGTCCCACCCTTCTAAATCTGTGTCGGTAACGGTACCGCCTAAGCCAACTCCGGCGATTTCGTTATCTATCATTACTTTATAGTTAGCCATTAGTTAACTCCAGCTACTTATTATCTCAAGGCCGGCTTCACTCTGAAGCAGGTTTCCAGACGGGGTTTCTAGTATTGCAGGGGCACTAAAACTAGTTATATTTATTGTTAAACCAGAGGCGGCTAACTTTGTCATAACAGCTAGGTAGTAATCCTCTAGCTTGGTCTGGCTACCTAAGTTATCCATAACTGGCACTAACAAAAATAACTTAAAACGTACTGTAGGGGCTATAGCAGTTTTAACGTTGCTGTTAACCAAAATAAAAGGGTCGTCATTGGCGATAACTAGCGAGTTGCTTAAAGGGATTTCTGGGACGTGATTAAAGACTGTCCAAACTCCAGTATTAGCTAAAGCTGTAGCTAGTGTTGATCTAAGGGTAGTTATAGCTGCAGGCATTACCCCACCATAGAATTAGGCGACATATACGGCGCAATTAAGCCGCGTACTTTTGCTATAAGGGTATTGCCTAGCTGATAAGGCGAGGCGATAAATCCGTCGATTGTCGTAATGCTTGCGCCTGGTGCCTGGCGTGCTTGCCAGATAGTAGTCGCTAAAGCGGCTGCAGCTTCGCGCACCGCTGGCACACTTTCATAAGCTGTAGCGTGATTAGGTCCAGTAGCTAAACCATAAGGTTTTACTAAGTGTGTAGTTTGGTCTGCAGCTGTTTTATCAAAAGTAAAACGGTAAAGGTCATAGCCAGTTAGTGTTTTAGTGCCATTAAAAGTAGTACCTGCGCCGGCTACTGTTACTTGCTGGCCAGTTACAAAG